AACAGAAAGAAGAAAACTGAAATGATAGATGGCATCAATGTAATGAAAGTATCTTTCAAAGATATCGAAGAACTGGAAATTATATCTTTCACTGAATTACCAGAAGAGCGCCAAAAGTTCGCGCTGTCTGATATCGAAGATAAAGAAAATTTCGTCAAGGATATGTCCCTTGCTATTCAGAACTGCCTTATCAATCCAGAGCGTTGGGCAGAGTTCGAAAAACTTAGCGAAGAAGATTTACTTGTGTTCTTTTGGAAGTGGGCAATCTCTAGCACGCTGACGGATGAAACAATATAATACGACACACCCAGCCAGATTTGTATTTTCTCTCAGTTTTGTTTACAATGAAACTCTCTAGAAAGGAGTTAGTTATGGACAGACTGAAGAATCTGGTTAGGCGTTTGTTTTTTCCAAACCGACCGCTGACCTATCAGCACGGACCAAGATTTATGACCCGTGATTAGTTATACAATAAAACAAATCTCTTCTCAAGAAGCAACCAAGATGGTTGTCGAAAATCATTATCTCCATAGACGAGCGTCAACTATGTTCGCCTATGGATTGTTCGATGGCGAAGAAATGATTGGTTGCGTAATTTACGGAAAGCCAGCCAGCAATTCTTTATGCGTTGGAGTCTGTGGTCCAGATGAATCTAATCAAGTTTTAGAACTTACTCGATTATGGATTGCGGACGGAACTCCAAAAAACACAGAGTCGTTTCTGATTGGTCGAAGCCTAAGACTTTTGCCCAAGGAAAAAGATATAATCGTTTCTTACGCAGAAATAGACGCTGGACACATTGGCATTGTCTACCAAGCGACCAACTGGATTTACACAGGGATGTCCGACCGACACGTTGAGTGGAGATTGGATGGAAAATCTGGAACTCACTCGCGCCACATCTTTGACGAGCACGGCGGAGTAAATGGGGCAAAGGCTTTTTTCGGGGATAGGCTCGAAAGACATGAGCGCCCCCGCAAGCATCGATATGTTTATTTCAATACTTCCCTGAAGCAAAGAAAACAAGACCTGCTAAACAAACTAAGATATAAAATCCAACCCTATCCAAAGAAGGAATTATCAAATGAAGAAATGGCTAACAGAGTTTCTAAACAAAGTCCGCTTCGAGAAGTCCCGTCGCACTGACATCTACATCGAACAAATTGCTAGAGATAGCAAAGGCAGATGGGTCACTGACAACGAGAAGAAACTCGTCTACAAGAACGACGACCCTAAGCGCATCAAGAAATTTACCGATGCTCAGGACTGCGTCGAAGATTGCGCTTGCAAACAAAGTAGCATCAAAATTAGGACCACCGACGGTGTGAAAAAAGCCTCTGGCAAACCAGTTGCTAAGAAAAAGCCAACTGGTGGAGGCACCAAAAAAGAACGAGCAACAGAGTAATTTCAAATCACTTTCAAAAAACTTCCCCTAGATTTCGAGTTCCTTGATTTCTAGGGGATTTTTTTACCTTTCTAAATGGGAAATGCCCGCGCGACCCCCTTCTCGCGCATTTTTTCGTTTCGTCGTTTCATAAAACTTGTCGTATAGTGATAAGCGTCAGGTTGTATAAAACAGCCTGAGGGAAGAGACACCCTCAGTCTGCTATTAGTTAGCAAACATTCGGGTCGGGCGGGAAGCAGTCTCTCCCCACACTTCCCGCTCGACTCTTTAAAGGACGGCGCAAATGTCAGACGTACCTGATAAACTTTTCTCGGCACCTGAAGCCGAAAAGCCTGAAGTCCAAATTGACACACCGACAAACCTACGTCCAGACCTTGCTCAATTTGGTATCGAAGAAACCGACCGCGGTATTTGCGAAGACACCTTCGAGAACCGCCAAGCCTTGCGTCGAGCAAAACTTAACTGGCTTCCTGTTTATGCTATAAACGGCGTCCCGACCGGTCTTATCCAAGCCCTTTCCCAAGAGATGCAATCTCAACAACGTCTGTTGTCTTTGGAAGAAAAAGTTGTAATTCTCGAGGACCCTAAGAATAAAAACTCTGATTATATAAATGGCTATGACCTTCTTGCTGAAGAAGCAGCGGACGCAATCGTTCCGCCTTGGGTTCTCGGCGCGACTAAAGTTTGGGCTAAGCAACAACGCGAGTTGGAACTGAACCCAAATCTTTTACATGGAAAAAAGCCTACCCCTTTGCCGACGCGCTGTAAAGCAATAAAGGACGATGGTATCCGCTGTCAGTTATGGACTGGAGGACGTCCATCAGATGATGGTTTTTGTCGTGTCCACTTAGGTTCCTTACGTAATAAACCGACCGACTCGGTTGAACGCGCTCGTTCCCGCTTGACCCAAGCGGCCCCTACTGCCGTCGACATTCTCGAAGAGTTGATGCAGGGCGCGGAGTCCGAGCCAGTCAAACTCAAGGCTGCCACCGAAATCCTTGACCGCGCTGGTGTTCGCGCTGGCTTTGATATCAATACCGACGTCACCATTGACGTTCGTCCTGCTGCGAATATCATTGCCGAACGTTTACAACGTTTATCAACTAGCGCGATAGAAGCGACCAGACGGTTAGAAGACGCCAAAGAACAAACTATTATTGTAGAAGCAGAAGCCGAACAAAACATTACGGACGCAGAGGTTGTAGAAGATGACGCTAAATGAAATAATTGAATTAGCGTCCGAGCACGCCGAACGGCTAGCCGACGACGTTCGGCTTGCGTCCACTAGGATTGAACACGTGCGGGTAACGGCTCGCGCTCAAGAAGCGGTGAACCTTCTTCACTACCTAAACCTTATGAATTCCACGGGAGAGTCAGATGACCAGCAGGACGGAACTACGGGAACGGTTCGTCTCGACGGCTGAGAGTTACGTCGGTTACACCGCGAGCGCGGATAGAACCAACGTGTTCGGCGAGCGGTTAGGTATGAACGGCTTGCCTTGGGACGGTGCCTTTATTGACGTCGTCGCCCGCGAGACTGGCCTGTCCTTACCCGCCCACATAATTCCAACGGTCGCGCTCGCGGAATACATAGGGTCGGGGTTTTTCCATGTAAGACCACGGCGAGGGGACATCGTGTTCTTCGTAACGTCGACGGTTATGGATTTCGGCTCGCCACACGTTGCTATAGTAACGGACGCATCACGGCACGCCATAGACGGGACGTTCGAAACGGTCGAAGCAATGACCGCTTCTGGCCTGCCTAGGGGGATACAGAATGCTGACGGTGTATATAAACGCGTGCGCCACCAAAGCGAAGTCATCGGATATGGACGTCCGCGTTTCGTAACGGTATCTCCTAAGGAGATTCCATCAACGGTGCCCGAAGTAGTTCCCGCCCAGGTAAAGCCTGGGATAAAGCATAAGAACGTCGAGGTCATCCAACTCGCTTTGAACCTGACAACTGGAGTTCGTGGATTACCAAGGGGACACTTTGACAAAAGGACCCAACTCGCTTTCGCGAAGTTCCAAAGGCTCATTGGCTATGCGCCATCTTTCGCGACAGGGGTTCCAGACTTCAAAAGTCTGAACGCGCTCGCGGAAAAAACAGGGCTCTTTCGAGCCCGCGAATCTTAGTCGCAGCCTCTGACATTGGGGTTAGCGCATAAAATCCTTATGCGATAGTCCCTCCAGGTTTCCCTCCAAGATGCCGCCGTGGTCGAGGTCAATAACATAAGGCTTATGTCATAACGCAGCACGTAGCGCAGCACGTCCCAAAAAATCTTGCGAATGGACTTGACAATGTCAGTCCAATTTATTATACTTTTCTCGAGCCCAAAAATCTTGGGCAGAAATGGAACCAAACAAAAATGAAAAATCCAGTAATTTTCTACGAACTAATCCCTCAGGGTCAGGCAACTCCTGTCGAGTGGGCTCTCATAAAGACCATCAACGCAGAGGCGCTAAAACTTGTGAAGTTCAGAATGAACTCTTGGCGCAACGAAGTTACGTGGGACATGATTTCTGAAATCGCGTCATCGCTCGACCTCACTGACGTTCGCATTGGCTTCTTGGCTAACCAAGTTGAACTCTGCCGTCTGAGCGGCGAGATGAACGCACACGTTGTGTCGCAGGCGTCGACCTTCCACTCTGAGTTCGAGGGCAAGATTTACGCAGGCGCACTCAAGGTGGCACTTGCCAAGGTCAACGCCTAAGCCACAAAATCTAAACCCCTTAGCCTTCGGGCTAGGGGGTTTTATTTTGTTGGGGCGTGTTCGCCCAGAGCGAACAAACGGCACGCCAAAGGGTGCCTGTTTTTCCATGTAAGTCGCGAAGATAACGAAACGATAACGGACGGAGAATTTTCTGCGTTTTTACTTGACAAACGAAAAAATCGAGTCTACGATGGCTACCGCCAGCGTAGACCAAAATTTGATACGGTTCGCGCTACAGCCCAGTAAACAGGCGGGCTTCTCATCTAGAACATAACGGCTAGCGTTTTCTTACGCTTCAGACCGGTCGAGTCCGCGAGCGCGTTGCCTCTCAACGGCGAGCGCGTTAGACTAACGGCATGCGACTAAACACTAAAACGATACGGACACGGGTCCGCCTAAGCCTGCCCGTCGACATCGACAGGCCTGCGGGATACGTCGGTAAGATGCGACGGGTCGATGCTGAACGGCTCGCCATAGAGTGGTTGCTCAAAAACCCAACGGTGCTACGTGATAACCTACGGGTGACACTTCGATTAGAGAAAGACGGCGAGCCTGATGGACTTTGATGCATGGCTGAAGATGGGATACGACAACGGATGGGTTGGGCCAGCGGTGTGCTTTACACACGACGGCGTGCCTATGACGGCTAGCGAAGAAGCAGAGTTCGACCAAGGAGACCCTTGCGTCCACATTGTGCGTCTATACGAGTCGACGGATATCAAACGGGACGTCGAAGAGAACCACTCACCCAGTGTATGGAGAGCATCGAACAAGGGTCTTTGATTTTCCACGTAAACGTCAAAATCACTCATCGTGATTTGTTTTATGATAAAACTCATGATGAGACACATAGAAGTTCACTTAGTAGAAAACGCTGAAGACCAAGATGCGCTGAACCATGCTGGTTTCAGTTTGGCTGAGGTCGAGTCTTGCGAGCAATGCTTCGAAGAAGTCGCGTCAGTTCCTGACTCGAAGTTCGTCCCTTTCGTTGTTTGCTTAGACGACGAAGAAGAGTGGATTGTTTGCGCTACTTGCGCTGAGCCAATTTTATAAAGGGTCCCCAATTTTCCATGTAGACCCCTCAGTTTCCTACGTGGAAAATGAGCGACCCTTGCGTTCGCTTTGAGCGAAACAGAAGACCACTTGAAATGTCAGTGGCTACCCATACACTTTTTGGTATGGACAAATTCATTACATTTACAGAAGAAGACTGGCTCGACTGGTGGACTGAGGTTTTCTATGGCATCGAGAACGATGACATAGTTCACATCTGCGACCCTGTTGAGACCAAGCAGTGCGTCGATTGCGGAAAGTTTGACAATTGCTGGAACGAGAATGGTCTTTACATTCTCTGCACAGATTGCCTCGCAGTCGAGAGCGCGTTAGAGATGAACCAAGTTCGAGGAGACGAGAACAGCCCTTACGCGCACCTGAGTGAAGAAGAGAAGAAAGAAAAGTTCTTGGAGATGTATCGCGAGAACCCAGAAATGTTCGACTTCTAAAAATCACTTGACAAATGTCAGTGGGGTATGGTTTACTATACCTATCAAACAAATCTCTCGGAAGGAGAAAACAAAAAACATGCACGTAGTTCAAATAATGCTCGTAGAGGCAGAAGACGCACTAGATGCGTTAGGCACAGTATCAGCACACCTCGATGAGGGAGAACCAACTTGGTCAGACTGGCACAACGCTTTTGGTCAAGGAAGTTTCGCTGGTCGCTGGAAGGGAGAATACTTTGGTGCTGACAACACCCTAGATGTTCTTTGCTATGGCGATGATGTCGCGCTCGCGGAAAAAGCAATTGCTCAGGCTCTTGAGTATCGCACTCAAGAAATCGCGAACTTGCGTTCTCGAATTAGCGAAAAAAGCGTTGACATGATGAACGTTGAGTATGACCCATACGAGGCGTCGCCAGTCAGCGAAAGGTCAATGGCTATTTACTACAACTACAAACTCAGCCAGTTGCTAAATGACAACTGGACAAGTGATAGCGCAATCTTTGACCTTGTGAACTGGGACACAAACCTCGCAGGTTTCCGCGAGCGCGTATCCAAGAACCCTGAGCGTCAGTATCTAGTGGTCGTGGACTTCCACCACTAATCCAATGTCAGTGGGTGGTGTTATCTTTTTTGATAGCACCACTCACTACAAAAATCTTTAGGAGAAAAAAATGACAACCAAGATGAAAGACATCACCATCACCACAGCCACGATTGACTTTGGCGATTGGAGCATCACTGCAAGTGGTCAACTCGGAACCCACAGCGAGTGGCGCGTCGAGCAAACCACTCCAGCAATTCACTACACGAACGACTGGAAGATGCGCGATTACATTTGCGACCAACAGGAACTTGAGAAGTTCCTTTGGGAAGAAGTTCAGCGCATCAACCAAAAGTATTCAGTCTGCGTATTCGAGGAAACAATCGAGCAGGTTGAGGACGAAGACTATTTCGAGGAGGACGAAAACTAATGAGCGAGAAATCTTGCGAGTGCGAAGTTATCTATTCAATCAACGTTGGATACGTTCCATCGCCAGAGTGTTTTGGTTGCCAAGAAGAAGATTAAAAATTCTTTTGAAATAGACTTGACAAACCAAACAAAACCTGTTTTACTTAGGTATGCCAAAAGAAGGAGAATAAAAAATGGCAAAACTAGCACCAGCAACTGAGGCGCAAATCGCAGAACTCACCAAACTAATCATGGAGCGCGACACCAAAGGATTGGCAATTATCAATTCGCTTGGTATCAAGGGAATGGTTCGAGTCAATGGTGGCTTGAGCGAACTCTACGTCACCAACCTAATCACTTGGATTAACAAGTTTCACCCAATGCCAAAAGAAGGAGAATAAAAATGGCAAACTTACCACCAACGCTACGCCCCTGCTCTAAGTCAGAGTGTGGGAAAGTCGCTAACGTCTACGCAGGACTACCCTACTCAGGAGACTGGGCTGACTACTACTGCAACGACCACATCCCAACAGAGGCTCGTATCTGGGACAAGTTCGGACCCATCTGCCCATCGTGCAAGGGATTCATCCCAAGCAACGAGAACCCAGGCGCATACCCAGGGGCTATCTCTCGCAAGGATAACAGCACAGAGATTTGCTCTGCCTGTGGGATGCTAGAGGCGCTCGATGAACTTGCTTTAGCAAGGGAAGTCAAGTCTCTAGAGCGTGACATCGAAATCTAAAAAAAGATTCGCGACACGCTTGACAAATGTCAGACCACTATGTCATAATTTCTAAGTAACAAAAAACCAAACCACTAGCGTTCGGAAGGAGAACCAAAATGAACGTAAAAACCGAAAAGGATGCCGCAGGTAAAGCACTTTACCTAGAGTTCCGCAAAAACGATTACACCTACCAGATGATAATCATGCCAGAGACAATCGAATTGTCTGGTGACACAGTTCACTCAGCAATGACTATGTCACGCAGAACCTCTTCGTGGCACCCTCGTCGCAACTGGGGATTCACTTCAGGTCGAACCACTTTGACGCGAGACCCTGATGGTCGCTTTTCACAGTTGTCATTTGACGACGCCGAGATAAAGGTCGCTCGCATCTACGATTCACTTGGATTGAGCACAACTTTTGACTCACTGTTCCACAAGGGTTGGACCCTGTTTGGCATGCTCGCTGTCGAGTTTTCATACAAAGACATCGAGACTGCTAAAACAGCAAAGACTCCAAACGATTTGATTCGTCGCATCCTACGTAGTCGCGAGGCTAGTGGATGGGGAGAGTCACTTCACAACGCAGTAGCAGCGCCTGCTACATCACCAGCAGTACCAGCAGTCTAAGCGAAGGAGATAAACAATTATGACTACTGTTAAGATAGATAGAATAAACGAGCAATCTCGTTTTGCACCTGACGTGCCAAAAGCCCTAGTTGGGGTTTTGGGTCAGGGCATCAACGCAGACATGGCACTACCACTTGACGTTCACTACAACGACAGAGTGGGTCGCGCTGTTATGCGTAATCGTGGTGGCGCAGTTGCATCAGCAGCAAAGCAGGAGGTAATCGCTGTGGAGGATTTGGCTGGCGAGAAGTCGTACGCTCGACCTAATGGCGACCCATACTACTCACGCAAGTGGGGCAACCACAGCGACGTTGAGGCACTACGTCAGAGTCGCGCTATGTTGTTCTACACGATGTTCTATGGCGCACCCGGTTGTGGCAAGACTGCTCTAGTCGAGGCTGCTTTTGGAGACGACCTTTACACTGTGTTGGGTTCAGGCGACACCGAAGTTTCTGACTTGGTGGGTGGCTATGTCCAAACTTTGGCTGGTGGTTTCGAGTGGGTCGATGGTCCACTTGTGAAGGCAGCAGAAGAGGGCAAGGTCCTACTTATCGACGAGGTTGGTTTGATTGACCCTAAAGTTCTTTCAATCGTCTATGGTCTCATGGATGGTCGCAAGGAACTCCGAGTCACTGCTAACCCAGAGCGTGGAACTGTCAAGGCGAAAGATGGATTCTTTGTCGTCGCCGCGACTAACCCAAATGCTCCGGGCGTGAACTTGTCAGAGGCTCTACTTTCGCGCTTTGGCGTTCAGGTAGAAATGACTACTGACTGGTCTCTCGCTCGCAAGATGGGTGTTCCTGTTCAGGCTGTAACCTGCGCTCAGAACCTCGCTAAGAAACAAGCGAGCGACGAGATTTCGTGGGCTCCACAGATGCGCGAGTTGCTCTACTTCCGCGATGTCGCTAAGGCATTTGGAACTGAGTGGGCTATCGCAAACTTGGTGGCAACAGCACCAGAACTCGACAGACCAATCGTCTCTGATGTATTCAGTCGCGTATTTGGCGTCGAAGTAAAGCCAGCCAAAATCTAACTCCTTCCAGATTTTGGCTAAAAAGAGAGTGGGGCAGTTGACCCCCATCCTGCCCCACTCTCGCCCCCAAAACTTTTCCACGACACGCTTGACAAATGTCATAGCCCTATGGCATAATTTACCTAACAAATCAAAGTCTCGGAAGGACACAAAAATGGCTCACTTTTCAAACGACCTAAAGGTTCGTTCTGCTACTCCAGTTGAGTGGCTAGGCGTTGGCGCACAGATTGGCAACATTGTCAACGCTTGGGCGCTACGCGAGGACCTAGTAGTAAATCTAGGCAAGACCACAATTGGCGCACCTGCTGCGTTCAATCCCGCGAGCGCGGAAATTGAAATTGACACTGAGTGCGCTTTCTTTGGATACGCACCAGCAGAGATTGGCGACCTAAGCAAGCGCAAGACTCAACTTGAGTTTGCGATGGCATCAGGCGCAATTTTCCACGAGGCACTACACGCTCGCTTTACTCGTTGGTCTTTGGTCAACGCGATGGCAGACTTGTCACCTCGCGACTGCAAGGCTCTACACACTCTCGAAGAGGGTCGCATCGAGTCTTGGGGCGTTCGCGTAATGCCAAACAATCAAGTAATGCTACGCGCCTGCGCGATGGAAATCGTAATTGGCGACATCGATTCATACGAGGACAAACTCTCAAGCGTCGATGGTGCTGCGTTCATGGCTGCTCTAACTCTCGCTCGCGTTGACGCTGGCGTTTTGGAAATGAGCGACATCGAACCAATCGTTCCAATTCTTGAGGCAATCTTGGGAGTCGACAACATCGAGCGTTTGCGTTCTGTGTGGTTGCGTTTCCAAGCGCACGACCAGCACGCGCTCGCGGAACCACTTTACGCTTTGGCTAAAGAGTGGAACCAGATTCTCGACGACATCAAAGTAGAGAAGGGTGAGACTGGCGACGAAGGTCAAGGAGAGAAACCACAAGGTGGAACTCCGGGTCCAAGTGGCGCAGGAACCCCCGGTCCAACTGGCACTGGCACAGGAACCCCTGGTCCAACTGACTCAGGTCAGCCGGGTCAGCCTAGCGATGGCGAAGGTGGCGAAGGTGGTCTTGGAAAGATTCTTGAGGACATCAAGGATGCAATCCAAGAGATGCGCGACAGCGTAAACATCTCTAACCAGATGGACATCGACGACGCTATTGTCGAAGAGGAGTGGAAAGAGCAGTTGGCTGAAAGAGAGTCAGAGGCTCAGACCAAAAAGAACCACAAAGCCGTTTTCGATTCTGTGTTCAACAACAGCATGGGTGGCGATGGCGACGACAACAATGGTAAAACCAAGTCGAGGCTTATCGAGACTCGCGCACCTAAGAGCGCAGAGCGAGTAGCAGCAGTTCAGGTTTCTCGCTTGCTCGCGAAGGCAAAGTATCGTGAGCGTTCTCAGACTGAAGTTCAGAGCATCTTGCCACCGGGACGTCTACGCACTCGCGCACTCGTTCAGGGTCAGGCTCTGAAGTCTAAGGGCGTGAGCCAGCAGGTAGCAGCGTGGCGACAGAACAAGCGCAAGCACACTGAGGACCCAACGCTCAATGTCGGAATCATGGTTGACATCTCAGCGTCTATGAAAAAGGCGATGAACCCAATGGCTATCACAGCGTGGGTTATGTCTGAGGCTGTTCACCGAGTTCAGGGCAAGTGCGCGATGGTTTACTACGGTAACGATGCGTTCGCTACTCTAAAGCCGGGACAGCGTTTGAACGATGTCAAGGTGTATTCGGCAACAGACGGAACCGAGAAGTTCAGCAAGGCGTTCAAGGCTCTTGATGGCGGTATGAACTTGCTACACGGTGACGGCGCGAGATTGCTTGTCGTGGTATCTGACGGATACTACGCGAGCGAGGAGCGACCGATGGCTAAGAAGTGGCTCAAGGAGTGCGACCGTAAGGGCGTGGCTGTCTTGTGGCTAACCTTCGACGGTGGCAACAGCGCACGGCGAACCACTGAGGGAACCAACGCTCAGGTGGTCTGCATCGAGGACGGCAACCCAACCACGGCAGCAACCATCATCGGCAAGGCAGCGGCAGGTGCTTTGGAGAAGGTTGGCTCACGGCGAGCGTAAAAGCGAAGGGGCGAGTCTATAACGGCTCGCCCTTTTTCTCGCTTGACAAATGTCATAGCGGTATGCCATAATTGATACATCGGCAAGCGCACGGCTTGCCCTTATAGAAGGAGAGACGGATGGGTCAGTACCACATCTTAGTAAATCTAGACAAGAAGGAAATCGTGCACCCGCACGACCTTTCACTAGGACTCAAGCAATACGAGCACGTCGGATTCAAAGGCTCGCTATCGGATGCCATGTATGTTCTCGTTATGACGAGTCCAAGGCGTGGTGGAGGCGACTTGCCTGAAACTGATGTTTCAGGTCGTTGGGTTGGCGATAGGGTCGTGGTTGTTGGCGACTACACAGAAGACAGCGACATTCCCGGAGTCGAGAACGCATCAAGGCTTTACCAGATTGCGAACGAAACTTACGAAAACATTTCGCCAAAACTTCAAGATGCTTTCGAGAAGATTTTTGAAATCTCTTACGCCTAAGCAATAAACGAGAAGACCACTCACGCATCACGCGTGGGTGGTTTTCTTTTTTCGCGAGGGCTACATGGAAAAAAGGGTATCCTTTGCTCGCGTGAAAGGGTCGCCAATTTTCCATGTAATCGTTTTTGCACGCATCAA